CATCAGGATGTAGGGAGCCATCGCGCCCTTGGAGCGGCTGTCGCCCTCCAGTTCGAGCCATGTGTAGATGTGATAGACGTTCCGCAGGCCGTCTTCGTTCTCATCCCATTTGCGGCCTTCAATCTTGTTGTTGGCCTTCTGAGACTTGGACTCCTCAGGCTCCATCGTGGCGCGAACCAGGGAGATGTCCTTGTACATCCCAGAACGAACCCGGCGCTTGAACTCCCACTCGGTGATCTCGTGGATCTCAGTGGCGCGTTGAGCCGTGTAGAAGTTCGTCGCGGCGAACGGCACGATCATCCGGTCGATCGGGACAAACTCAGCGCAGGGGCGCTTCTTGTCGTCGTCGTACCAGAGTTTGAGGTACTGAGAACCTCCCAGAGGCAACTGGGTCAGGAGTTGCTCCTGCTCGTCGCGGAACTCTTCGATCTGCTCCGTCAACTGCCAGTTCATGTAGTCGCGCTTGCGCTCGGCCTTCTGAACCTTCTCCTCGTCCACCTCACCCATGATCTTGGTGCGGACAGGGCCGTCAGGCGGGAACAGTTCCTTGATGGCTCGGGAGGCGAAGTCCACGCAAGCCTCGGCCATCACCGGGTGAACGACCTTGGAGGCGCCCATGAAGGTAGCCCCGCCAGGAGCGTCCTTGCCCATGCCGGTGCGCTTGAGACCTTCTTCGTACTGCTTGTCGCGTTCCTCACGGGCACGCTTGTCCATCTCGACAAGTTTGATGTACCGCAGCGCAACGGTTGACAGTTCGAGTTCGTCCAGTTCCTCAGCGAGGTTGGCGTAGAAGTCCTCGTCCTCCTCCGGGCCCTGGGTGTCCAACTTGACGACCGCAGACCCGTCGGGGAGTTCTTCAATCTCCGCCTCTTCCTCGGGCAGTTCGACCTCCAGGCCCTCCTCGGGCACTTCCTCGGTCATGCCCTCAATGAAGCGGCCGTACTCGGGTTCGATAGGGAATTCAGTGGCCATGGTTTACTTTCTCTTCTGGACAGCCAGTCGCATGGCGTCTAGGTTGTCGGTCATCTTGACCTTGCTCTTCTTCACCGCCCCACCCTTCTTCTTGCCCAGGATGACGCGATCCAGGTTGCGCTTGTACTGCCCCAGTTCATCCAGGTACTGCTGATCCACGATCTGGTGCGGGAACACCTTCTGTATCGTGCCGGTGAAGTCCTGCGGGCGTTGCGTCCTCATGATGTGCTGAGTGGCATCAGGAAATGACAGCACGAAGGGCGTCAGAGCCTCTTGGTGGCCAAGATAGCGGCCGCGGATGCCCTTGCTGTAGGTCTCGTGGGCGGCATCGTCTGTCAGTTTGGCCCCAGGCACCAACTCGCCAACAGAGTGGCCAGTCAGGTTGACTTCCATGTTCCGCAGGTCGGGACTGGTGATGGCCCACTCAATATCCAGGCCGTTGGGCATATTTGTGGCTTTAGTGAGTTTGGGCGTCTTCATGCGGCTCAAGAACCACTTCCGCAACTCTGGGTTCTTCTTCATCTCCGCCAGAGCCCCCTCGGGGTCTGCAATACCGGGCCACTCCGGAAATGAGATCCGCATCCGCTCACCAGTCTTGTCGTTCTTCTTTACATATCCTGCCGCGACAGCCGTGTCAAACAATTCCATGTCGTTGCGGCTCATCTTGCTGTAGTCGATCGCCCGCAGGGAGGCGTCGGCAAAATGCTGCGCGAAGTTGTTGGCCACGCGGCCCATGGCAAGGTGCTGACCCAACACCCGATTGGGCTCGAACAGGTTGGCCACCTCGGTGACCTTGTTCTGCACCATCTGAGCAGGGCCTTCGTTGGACGCCCAGAACAGCGGGTTCTTCATGTCCAACTTGCCGAGACCGTAACGAGATCCGCCCTGCTGCAGAGATCCGATAGGCTCACCACCAAGGGTCTTCAGATATGTATCGGCCAGGGTGTAGTCGCCAGGGAAGGCGACATTGATGTCCCCAATCTGAGACTGCACCACCTGAGACTCTGGCACTTTCTTGGCGGCTTCGAGTTCGTACTCGATGCGCTTGATCCGCTCGTTCTCCTTGCGGGAGCGTCCGGCGAGGTTCTTCGTGTCCCCAGGCTTGCCGCTCGTAACGTGCTCACCGAGCATCTGACGGCCAACACGCTCTGCATGGGCTGCGATCTCTTCCTTGGACTTGGCAGGAGCCCGCGGCAGGATCAGCGGCAGGGATCGCTCGGCCTCCTCCTTCGCAGCCTTTACGGCCTTTGCCCCCTTTGCTCCCTTCACCAGGGCTGCAGGCGCGGCAGCAAGAGCCCAGGGGCCAGGGGTGTTGGACATGGCGGTGGCGTTTGCGTACACCTCGCGCTCGGCCTTCGTGGCGTCTTCCGGCAGATCCATGCCGAAGATGGCCCGCATCCCTGCGCCTCGAACGCCGCCGCCCACCAGTTTGGAGCCGATAGAACGCTCTTGACCTACAGCCCCGCCAGTGGCCAACTCCAGACGCATCGTGTCAGGGTTGTCGGAGATGCGGACGGAGCCGCCTTGCTTGTAGCCGTACCGACTCTGGTCTTTCAACTTCTTGAACCAAGCATCTTGTATTTCTTGCGGCATCTCATTTTCTTGAGCCATCCGCTTAAAGTCATCTATTGTGTAGAAGCCCGGCGCAATTTCTTTAGAAAACCCCGGCAGTTTTTGGCCCTGAGTTACCTTGAATAACCCAGTGTTTTGCATATCCCGCACATCCGACCACTGGCCACCCTTCACAAAGTCCTGCACGAACGGGATGTAATCTTCTTTGGGGGCTCGGTTCTGCTTACCCTTGATCTGATTAATCATTTGACTTGTCGGAATCCCCAAGTCATCAACCAACATCTGAATTTTATAACTTATATCTTCCGGACTTGGCCTATAGTCAAGGCTGTAAATCCAATTATCAAAACGCCTGTTGAATTCATCTTGAATTTCTTTTGGCTGCTTTAGGATGTCATCCTCAACAGGGGGCGATCTTCCAATCTCTATCGTCACATGAGGCTGTCCCTTGGCATCAACAAGGGAATAGACCTTGGCTTGACCACTCTTAATGGCCTCCCATCCGCCGAGGCCGTAATCTGGAGACCCCGCCTCACCAGATCCCTCAACCCAGTCAGGATGTCCCTTCGGGGGCTCATAGCCTCGCACAGAGTGCCCCATGGCGTCAGACTCAGCAGAGAAGGCTCCGGGCTTGTTCAGTTCAATCCACCGGTAGCCCTGCGGGTACTCCTTGTAGACCGGCAGACCTTCACGAGCAGCGGCAGTGGCCTTGGCGGCCTTTTCTGCCATCTCTTGGTCGTACTGGTGAGCGCGGCGTACTGCCTGCTCCATGGACATCTTTTCCAGTTGCTCAGGACGGATGCGGCCAGTCGCAAGGTCTTCCTTCAGGACATCGATCAGGTGGTCGAAACCAAGGTCACGAGTCTCAAAGGTCGAGCCCGCTTCATACACCGGAGTATCTTTGGGGACTTTTGAAAGCCACGGGTTGCGTTCAACAAAAGAAGAGCCTTCGTAATCGCCCGCTCTGGATGGCATGACCATGCTGTCCGTCAAGGCTTCCCAGTTTTTGCCAAGTTCAGTAGTGGCAAAACCCTTTGCCGGGAAGCCCTCCGCGAGTCTCTTGTCTTCACCAAAACTAGAAGGTCGTAGCAGTTCTCGCAAGCCTTGGTAGTGCGTAATACCTTGATCCGCCAACTTTCGCACCGGGTCTTCCGGCGTGCCCATCTCATTTCGGATGTAGCCGCCGAGTTTCTTGTCGATCCAACGATCTAAGGCTTCATTCTTTGGAATGGCCTCAAGACCCGCCAAGATGCGGGAGGGGTCTTGACCGAGTTCTCTTTGATTCTCAGCGTGCTGAAGAATCCATTCGCGGTCGGACTCTTTAGGGCCGCGAGACTTCAGCGGGTCAACGGCCGTTTCCACCTCACCGGCCAACCAGTTCCCACCCTTCATCTTGATGGCCCCGCGCTGAGACTCAAACCGAGATGCAGGCGTCAGGGCTTCTGACAGGATGTCTCCGGCAACACGAGGAGCAGCCATGGCGGCCCTTCCTACAGCCTTGCCCGCAGCAACAGCAGCCTTCCCGCTTCCAGGCACGCCGATAAAGTTCAAAGGGTCACCCAGAACATTGACGGCCGTTGCAGCAGCAGGGGAGCCTGTGGCCTGCAGGGTCTTCTCGCCCAGGTACTCAGCAGGAGCGCCCAACTTCTCCATCACCTGCCCAGTACGCTCCAGGGCCTGCATACCCTGCTCCGTGCGGGGCATATAAGTTAGAGCACCCTGGACATTCTCGATGGTCTCGGCAGCCTTGTTGACGCTAGGCGTGCGGCCACGGGTCGGGATCATCTGAGCCATCCCGGCCAGTCCGGCAGGCACAGAGGCGGCAATACCTGAGCCCACGGTCAGGGCAGCCTCAAGTTTCTTCAGGCGGTCAGCATCAAGAAGTCGGGCAATCCGCGGGGATTGCGGTTGTTGGGTGGGGGCTTCTTGCCCCTGCACCATGTCTGCCAGTTGTCGCCCAAAGTCGGCCATGGCTCATCCTTACTCGGAAGTTGGTCGATTATGCCCACCACATTTGTGGGCGTCTATTCTCGAATCCAACCAACGGCTCAGTAAAGCCTGAACCTGCCAGGAATCAATCTCAGCCCCAGGCTTGGCCACGATCTCGAACCGGTTCTCGCACTGGGTCACCTTCACGGTTACCTCAAATGCCGGTATTTCAGGTATCTGCAGGCGCTCGACAATCAGGTCAGATTGCATACGGGTTTTCCTTTTTCCTCACGCCTGCGTCGATGTAGTCATCCTCGTCCAGTTCGTCCGGCGGCGGGTCGATGTTCAGGAACCCGGCATCCCGCAGGTAACGCAGGGCCTGGGACATGGCGTCGCAGAAGTCGTCGTGGTCGGTGTTGGGGAAAGAACACACCTGGGAGACCATGCCCTCCGCCCAGTCGCGGACATAGCCCTTGCGGTTCATGCTCTCCGGCACCCAGACCCGTCCTGCCCGGATGATGTTGGCCACGATGGACAGGCGCTGCACCTTGTCCGCCCTGCCGGGGTTGTAGGCCCGGACAGGGATGTGTGCCCGCTGCAGGTCTTGGATCAGGGAGATGCCCGCGGCCTTGTCCTCCACCAGGACGAGATCCACCCGCTTCCTGTCCTTACCCTCACCGAAGACGGTCTCGTACTCGTCAATGACCTTCGGCCGGAGATCTGGGTATTGCAGGCGGTCTTGCCAACAGTCGATCACCAGGACGCTTCCAGGCCCGTCCTCCTGGCGGAACACCCCGAAGGTGATGGAGGCCGTCGGATCGTTCTGGGCCTTCTCGGTGAAGGCGCAGTCGTAGGACTGGATGACGAAGTCCAACTTGGGGATCGGCTTGTTCGCGGGCCACAGGCGGAACCAGTCCCTGCTGACGATACCGCCCTCCTCCGGGTCGATGATCTCAGCGTAGATCTCCTGGCGGCCAAGTTTTGTCCCTTCATACTGCAAGATTTGCTTTTGGAAACTCGGCGCTAGGTTGTCCAGGTTGGAGTAAGTGCTTGCTGTCGTGACATGGACATCATCACCGTCACGGCCAATGAGGTCGATGATCAAGTCCTTGGGCTTGGGAGTCGTGGTGGCCAGGATGCGCGTCTTCTTGCCCAGGCGCACAGAGAACATGATCTGATCCCAGGCATCCTGCAGGTAGTCCCAGGCTGCAAGTTCGTCGCACCATGCGCCGTGCCACTGGCCACCGCGGAAGCGTTCCGGCTCTGAGGCAGGGATGCCCTTAATAAGTGAGCCGTTGGTGAGTTTGATCTCGTGGTACGCCCGGTTGTAGTCTGCGATCAGGACGTTGGGGATCACAGAGATCAGCCCTGAGTCGCCCTCGAAGCAGGTAGCCCGGACATCCGCTGAGGTAGGCGCAGCCACGAGCCACCGGGTTCCAGGCTGCTCCCAGGCCCAGTAGCCTATCTGCTCTGCTGCTGTACGGGTCTTGCCTGCTCCGCGGCCTGCCAGGAGGAGCCAGATGCTCCAGTCGCCCTCGGGGATGATCTGGTGCTTGTGAGCCTTGGTGAGCCATCCTGCCCTCCAGGCAAAGGCAGCCTGCCGGTCAGCCGGGAGGCGCTTGAACTTCTCCCGTATGCCCTCGTCCTTCAGGACGGCGACGAGTTCATCCACGGCGGGACTGCTCGATGCCCTTCAGTACCGTGTCGAAGATGGAGATGTCTGCTTCCACCTTCAGCGGGTTCTCGGCGTCTCCGGCCAGTTGGACCCGGTCACCGTAACGCTTAGGGTTCCACTTGGCCAGAAGTTTCAGGGCGATCTCAGCCTTGGCCTTCTGCCACTGGACGTAGCCGGAATCCACCCGGCCACCGCCCTCGGACAGGATGCGCTCAGGCTCCTGCTTCATGTCGAGCCAGATCTGCTCTGCAATGGCGTCCTGGCCAACTTCACGAGCGCGTGCGATCGCTGCGGAAAGATCTTCGTCGCGGTTCATCCAATCGTAGACCGTCCTCCACTCCGGGAAGCCGTCCTTACGGCATATCTCCCTCAATGGGATTCCCTCGCTCAGGAGTTCGCACATCTCTCGTGCGATTTCAGGGCTGTACTTGGAGGGGCGGCCGATCTTCTTCTTTGGCGGCTCTTGGGGAGTTTGCGCGGCCTGGGTGGTATCTACCCCTTGGTCAGGGGCTTTTGAAGGCTTGGCGGCGGTTTTGGTGGCTTTCCGTGGCATCTCGTACTTTCAGAGACATTGGACTGCCGGGGAGTTTAACTCGCGGTTGAGGTTTTGGCCAACAAGGATGGGCACCTTGTGCAGGCGGCTCATCGGCGCGGTCTGCACTCCGCCCGAATTTGCCCGATGCCCATGCGTGTTGGCCCC